TGCAACGCCCCGCGAATCCGGGCTGAAAACGACCATTTTCATGCTCTTGCGGGTGTAGCTCAATGGTAGAGCAGAAGCTTCCCAAGCTTACGACGAGGGTTCGATTCCCTTCATCCGCTCCATGCTTCATACCGCAGAAATTAGCCATTTTTCCCTCCGCTGACAACTGAAAGCTGGACACCAGTTGCGGTAACCGTGCGGCAAAAGGCGCCGGGAGCCATGGCCTCGATCTCATCGATAATCGATTCGGTCGCTGTCAAGACCAGCCCGAGATTCGCCGGATCGGGCAGTGCATAGATATCGCTGACGGACGCCTTCACATGCCCCAGCATCATTTCGCCCTGTCGCCAATTGGCCTCGCCGATGCGCTTGCGGGCCAGTGTCGCCATGCTGCGGCGGATCAGCTTCGGACCTGCCTCGCGCCCACCCGGCAGATGCAGATGGGTCCGCATCTTGACCCACGGCGAGTTGAGGACGGCGATCGGGAGATAGGCGTCGCCGCTGGTGAGCAGCGGTGCGAACTGTTTGGCGATCGGCACGCGAGGCCGATGCTTCTTCGTCTGGCGCCGGCCGGGAGGGTTCAGGTCCAGCACGCCGGCATGGGCGTGCCATTGCTTCGCCGTCACCTCGAAGATCGCATCCGGCCGCGCCCATGTCGCCACGGCCATGCGAAGGTAGCGCAGCAGGTTCGCGCGCTCGGCCATCTGCGTCGCCCGGATCTTCTCCGTGCGGCCATTGGGGCGCAGGCAATAGTTGAACATGTTGGCGAGGTCGGCCACGCTGGCACGGAACACGGGGCTCTTGCTGACGACGCGGGGCTGTTCGGCCTTGAACTTCGCTTCTTGACCCGGCGCCGCATTGACCGCAGCCGCGAGCTGACGGATGCAACCCTCGATGTGGCCGATCGAATAGGTGCCGATCTTTTCGCCAGCCGAGTTGAGCACCGGGCGCTTCGCCAGCCATTCGCGGTATCGCTTGGCCCATGCCTCATCGGCCAGAGCGCACGTGAGCGCCGGGTTCGTCTCGGCGATGAACGTGATGGCGTGGGTCAGCCGGGTTGAGGTAGCCTTGTAGCCGGCTGAGCCTTCCTTGCTCAGCAGATAATCCAGCACGGCTCGGGTGACGAGCGGAGAGCCTTCATCAATCGGGCGATGGCACGTCGGACAGAGCCCGTGGCCGCCATCCGCAAGATATTTTCGATCGAGGGCTAGCTTTGCCGTCGCAACATCCCCTGTACCTGCGCTAGCACTTCGCTCGCGCTTTCGCTCGGCGTCGTACCAGACGATTTCAAGGTTGCGCCCTTCCCGCTGGTAGAGGGCATAAGGTCCCCGCTGATAGAGCGGCTTCGGGCGCTTCGATGCTGGCATTGTTTCCTCTGAAAATCTTGGACGGCGCGACGGAATGTGTCGATCGCGCCCGTGCCGACAAGCATATCCAGGTCGTCCGGCGAAAGCTGGATCGCCTTCCCCTGTTCGATCTTTCGCGACAGGCGCCGGTCAAGTTCGGGCAGGCTCCCCATCAATCACCTCGCTGGGAGGAAGGAGCCGAGCGGATGGCGGCGGCTGAGCGATAGTCGCGGTTCTTGGCCCATTGCTTGAGCCGCTCGGTGTTGCGCTCGATCAGGGCGAGCATCTCATCGGTCAACTCGGTATCGGCGAACCGGAACACGCCTCCCTGGCATCCGCCGTTGCACCAGACCCACGCCATGCCGTCGAGCGCGACGTTACGGGCGTGCAGCGCGCGATCCTTCTTGGCGATCTCATGCTTGAGCGTCCTGATCTCCGCCCGCACCTGCTCCTCGCGAGAGAGGGCTTTGGTGAGCGCGCGGACGGCCGCATCCGCCGGCACCACGATAGACGAGGTGTCATCCGCCTCACGAACAGCTCGCGCCGTATCGAGATAGTTGATCCGGGCGCACTCGGCACCCAGCATCGCCCTCGCCTGCTCCTCGGGGCTCATGGGCGGGGATCCTGCAAAACTAGCGGGTGCTTCTGGCGGTCCACAACGTGCGGAAAGGCCGAACAGGCGTAGTCGAAAGCCTCTCGCGTCTCAGGCCAGCCGAAGCCTCGAACGTAGAAGCCCGAGTTCGAGGCGCCGCGCGCATCACCCGATCGATCCCACCAAAAGAAGGCATACCAGAACGTAAGGCCGCCGCAGGTCCACCAGACGCGCCCGTCCGGCCTGTCGGCGCGCTGGCCATTCTTCAGCAAGCCACCGTCCATGTGGCCGGTATTCCACGGGAGTTGCAGCGACGGTTCCGGATCCCACATCCGACCTCCGTTCGGGCGGTGCAGATAATGGCCCGGCTGATCCCAGCACCCGAAATAGAGCGCGAGCGGCCCTGCTTCTTTGCTGCGCGCTACGGCGGCCTCCAGACGCGTCAGCCCCCGCGCCACGGTTTGCGGGTCGCGATCGGTCTCAGTTGCCACAGCCGAACTCCTTGCAGCGGGCGATGACTTCGGCCTGCTCGGGCGTGTCGCCATAGTCGCAGTCGCCGCAGACCTCGCATTCGTGGACCGATGTCGAGCATGAGCAATCCTTGCCCATCTCCTCGCAGCCGACGTTGCGACCGCCCAGGAACTTCCATCGATGTCCAACCTCGCTGCATGGCGCGGCGGCGAGGGACCGCTTGATCAGCGCAACCCGGGCTTCCGCTTCCAGAAGTTGCTCATGCAGATCACGCATCGCCCAAGCCCTCCGCGCGAGGGGTGGCGCGAAGATCGCCGGCCCGACCCAGCACTTCGTGATTGCGCGTCCTGACGAACGGCACGAAATCCGCGCCCTCGTACTTCATGGCGGATGACGATCGCGCCTCGACGATCTGGATCACATCCTCGTCGCCCGCATTGCGCAGGGCCTCCGTGATCGCCCGCTCTTTCGTTGAGCATCCGCCAGCAAGTTCGTAGCAGTCGTCGCCGACGATCCCGGCCCACCATTCCCATGCGCTCGGCATCACTCTCCGCCCTCCCCGCTCTGGGGCTGATCGAGGGCGACGAGTATTTCGCTGCAAGCCCTGTTGCCGATTTCCATGCGCTTGACGACATCAACCTCATAGGGCGCGATCAGTTCAGCCAGAACGCGGTTGACGGCCTTGCGGCGATCCAGGGCATGCCTCACAGCGCTAGATGTCGGAGGATGCCCAAGCAGTCGCTTCGCAACGCCGAGCCAGTGCTCGGCAGGCGCATCAGAACCTTCGCATGGAGGGCAATCGCAATCCTTTTCGAGAATTTCGGCTAGATTTTCCAGTGCCTCCCGAAGCGCCCGCAGCCCATCGGACGGAGCGGGCGGATTGCTTGGGGCGGCATTCGAAATCGCCCCCTCAATCGCCTCACATAGAACCGAGAACGCGACCATATGCTTCAAGTGGGGCCGCGCCCACCGCATCACCGCAGTCGCAATCGCTTCGACGTATGCGTTCGACATCCCCAACTTTCCGGACGGAGTGCTTGGGATCGGGGAGAGGGCGCGACGCAAGTCTTCGATCTGGTCGCTATGGACGATCCAGCACTTCTCGCCATCATCGCCTTGGATGCCGACTTCCCGACCATTGCGGGCCTTGTACGTGCCTCGCATCGTGTTGATGACGGCTTGGGCGGCTTCTACCAGTCGCTCCCCACTCCCCGCCACCGCCCCAGCGTCGGCGACCCCGGAACCCTCCCCCGCATCGGAGAGGGCGGCGCGGGCGATTTCTTGTCGCTCGGTCGCTGCGTATTCACATCCGGGCATCGGCGCTGCTATCCGCTCCAGCGCGCTCCTCAACCTCTCTGCCGTGGGTGCGGAGGGTCTCCCCGGCGCTGCGTCGGGGATGGCGGAGAGCATCTGACCCCACACAACATGGACATTGTGGACGAAACCGCACGGATGCATCGAAAGCGTTCCGGCAGCGACCATCTCCTCAGTCGGCTCGACCGGCACCCAGCGCCATTCCCCACTCTGCGCGGGCGGGGTGAGCGAGGCGCCCGAAGCTATGTCAGCCTGCTCTCGACGCTGATCGTGGACGACGGCCATGATCGAGGCCTCGCAACCAGTGGCCGCTTCAAAGCCATCGCTATCATCATAGGTCGTTTCGGCGAGTGATCCGCAAATCTGCGCCGCAGCCTCCATGCCATCGGTGAAGTGCTTGTAGCATTGTGGGCAGGACGGCGCCCTCGCCTCGGCGGTTTCGGTGGGGGTCATAGCGGTAGCTCCAGAATGCCGAGACGCGCTCGACGGGTGGCGGCAGCGTTCTTGCGATGATGTTCGGCGTCGTAGGTCAGGTGGCATCGCTGGCACATGGCCTTCAGGTTCTCGCGCTCGCAGTTCTCGGGCGTGTGATCGAGGTGGGCGACTGTTAGAACGACGCGCGAGCCGGTCACCGGATGCGGCTGGCCGTTGATCGCTTGGCAGTCGGGATAGGCCGGAGACCCCTCGCAGCGCTGTCCTGCCTCCTCGCGAACGGCGAGACTGATCGCCTTCCAGTTGTTCGGGTAGCGGGCGCGCTCGCTTTCACGAATGGGCATCCCCGCCTCCCTCGATCATCGCGATAAGGGCGTCGGCCTTGCGCAGCGAGGCGCCAAGGTTCTCTGCCTTCCATGCCTGCACTGCTTCCGGGCTCGCGCGGTGGGCATTGATGTCGAGCAGGTCCCATCCTGCCGGATCGATCACCCTCGCCATCGCCTCTCTGTCAGGCGTGTGGCGGAGACGGTGGCGGGCGAAGGCTTGCACCATAAATTCGCCATCCCGCTCTCCGTTCAGCAGTCGCGCATGCCCGGCCTTGGCATCAAGGTCTTCCGTACCCCAGATGCATTCGTGCAGATGCGCAGCAGCCTCGCGATCCCCCTGCGTGACAACCTCGGGCGGGTTGGGATGGGTCATTTCGGGTTCCTCATGTAATAGCAGCCGGCGCGAACCCGTGGCGTGTCACCGCCGCAGACGCATCCTTCCGGCCGGGAGCATTCGGGTTCTTTCACCGCCTGACGAACCTCGTCGGCGGACAGCACGACTTGGGGCTCGTCGAGTTGCTGGCGCCACCATGCTGCGGCCGCCGCCTTGTCCAAGCCATCGCCAGTCAGCAGATCGCGGGCCATGACCTTTGCGGCCTCGATCCACTTGCCCTGTCGCTCGACGCGCCGCTGCAGACCGGCCGCATAGCTGCTGGCCTCGAAAGGCTGATTGCCGCGCTTATTCGGGTCCATGGTCATTCGCCCTCTCCTCGGGCGAGACGGGCGCGGGCTTGGTCGATGGCGGCGCGCGGATTGTCGTGATAGACCTCGCCGATGATCCGTTCGCGCGGCTCGGCCATCCAGTGACCGATTACGCGCCAGCCGATATCCGCGTCATCGCCGCCGGTCGGGACGTCAAAACAGCGCAGGTCCCAACTCTCACCGGCGAGGGCGTCGAGACGCGCTTTGTCCTGCTCCAGCGCCTCGATCCCGGCCTCAAAACCGCCTCTCTCGGCGAGAGGCTGGCCGATGATGAAATCGGCGGCGTCACTGATCATGCGAGACGACAGGTCGATGTCTGGAGTGCTAGCGATCCATGCCCGCAAACCAGCGCAAACCGCCTCTCTCAATCCCTTCCCCACCTCCCCGATCGGAGCGGTGGGGGACTTCGGGGCGGCGGAGAGGGCTGCGAAGAGCGTATCTCCGTCCGCACGTCGGAGCCGGATGTCATCCGACCCATAGCCTCGCTGAAAATCGACCTGAAATTTCAGACGCTTCAACGCCTCCCGCAGCACACCATCGGCAGGCGGGGCGGCGGAAGCACGGCGCATGTTGAGCATCACCTCGCACCTATCCGCGTGCATAATCGCACCCATACAGGTGTCGCGCGTTCCTCCACACGAAGCGCACTGCTCGACACTAACCGCCGGCTGCGGTGGAGATTTTGGGTCGCGTTGAGCCCAAGCCGCATCGTCGCAGGGCTGGCAGGCGTGCGGCCAGCGGATGCCGTGTTCGCAGACGTGGCCGCGTTCGATCTTATCGGTCATGCTGCTGGCTCCATATCGATGCAGTGTCGATCGGCGATTTCGCAAACGTCTTCGGCGTCCGCGTAGTTCGCGCTGTGTTCGGCCATCCAAAGGCAGATCGAACAGCGGTACATCTCGGCAGCGCGTTTCTTGGTCGGATCGCGCATCAACGACCAAACATCGGCGTCGATCACGACCATGTCTTCAACTTCAGCGATGTTTTCGAGATATTCGAAATCCGCGCGGTCCTGCTCGTAGCTCATACCTTGGGCTCCTCCACGGTCGCGGGGGTGGGTGCGATAACGAGCGGCCCGACTGACATCATGTAGTCGTAGGCAGCGTCTTTCAGGGCCTTCCAAGTGAAGGTGTAGCCCGTCGCTGCCAGCCCGCCCGCCAGATAGGCCTCTCGGATGATCTCGCTGATTTCCTCGGCGCTCTTCTGCGGCCAGTCTGCGCGATCGGCTTCCTCTACCTTGATCGTAATCCATTTATCGGAGCGATACATTCCGATCTCATCGATCACGTCTTGGAATGCCTCGTCATCACCGCTTACGGGACGGGCTGCGCACATGGCATCGAATGCCTTGTCGAGCAGCGTCCGCATCTCGCCGCGCTCTTGCTCCCACGCGATTTGGGCACAGGGTGTTCCGTGAGCCTCGTCTAGAAGCTGCGTCAAGTGACGGACCTTCGCTTCCAGCGCCGCCCCCCGCTCTCCCGACGATGCGGCGAGGAGTTCCAAGATGGCGTCGGCTTTGGCGAGCGCTTTGTGGCGCCGGTCATACCAATAGGCGCCGCAACCATCGCGCGGCAGGCTGTTATGCCAAGCATCACGATCGATGATTTTCGCGACGTCCCATCGTGATGGTGCAGCCTCCCTCCGCTCCGGAGCATCGATTTCCGGCGGGGTGGGGTTCATGGCTGGACTCCAGGATTGGCGGCGGGGACCCACATGGATTCCCGCGTAACGCCGTGGTGGCCACACTCGGAACAGCCGGAACCGCGCGGCTCGGATTCGTAGGCGCAGCCTGAACAGGCTTGCGTCCACGAGACGGCCTCGCACAGGTCGCCGTCCACAAAGGCCCACGCCTTCCTACGATCCAGCCGTCGCCCTGCCCTCTTGTCGGCGTCGTCCCAAGAAATAGTGCGGTCGTCGTGGATTATGCGCCGATCGACGATCGTCGTCTCGAAGCGCTCTATAACGCGCCCACTCACAATCCCGACTCCCCGGTGGCGGTCGGACGGGCGCGGAGGGCGGCGGCGCAGAGCGCGAGCGCTGGGGTAGCGGCGTCAGATTGGAACTCCGGGTTCATTAAGCCGCCACGCTCGGGCTCGTAGCCAATCTCACAGGATGCGTCGCTGTAGAGCGTCCAAGCCCACCCCTCCGGCACCAGCGACATCGCCGCGTCCACAGACTGCGTAAAGGCAGGATATCCCAAGCCGCCCCGAAATGTAGGAAGCCCGGTTGGCGTGAAGCCGCCCACCATTTCCAATATCTCGGTGTCTATGCGACGATCTGGCCCCGCGAGCGCTTCGACCCTCGCCGCCAGCTTCTCCATCTCCGCGCTCATAATTGCACCACGCGGTAAGCGATGATGTGATCTTCCGGTGGTCGTGTATGATTCCAGAAATCACCGCACTTCTCCGACCAAGCCTTTCCAGATGCCGTAGAATGGTCGCGGAATTTAACTTCTACGGTGGTGTCCACTGTCACCGGACACTCCCCGCCTTTCCATGAGATCCAAGCGCTCACGCCTTCGACTCCGGGTTTTCGTGAAGCAGCGCTTTCAGGCGAGCATGCGACGGTTCGACGTGGCCGAAATACTCGCGCAGAACCTGTTCGTAGCCTGACAAACCATCCGACCATTCGAGGCTATCCAGCCGATCGCAGAGGAACTGAGCCTCATGGCGCAGACCCGCAATCTCCGCATCCTTCGCCGCGAGGGAGGTGAGAGCCGGCACGTTCTCGACGAAATACGTCGTCTCTGGACACTGGCGCTTTTCGTTATGCTCGCTCAGCGGACGGCAGCAACACAAGCAATGCGGGTCCATCGCCCCCGCCAGCAGCCCTTGTGGCTCTTGGGTCATGCGGCGTCTCGCATATCAAGGGTGTCCATCAGCGCGCCGATGATTTCCGCCGCGAGGACGGGCGAGATTGCATTGCCCGCCACGCGCCAGAGACCCACTCGGCCGGGAAGCCCATCAACCAGCAAGGGAACGCCGGGTTGGGTGCGCCGCGCTTTCCCGTCGTGACAGGCGATCCATTCGTGGTCAGACCAGAAGCTTCCATTACGCCCGGCACGTGCACGATTTGCGTATTCAGCGACGTTCCGCCCTGTGGGTACTTGCCCTGCCGATTGCCCGTTTCCGATGCGCACGGCGTTGTCCAAGGCGCCGAGGCCACCATCTGGCGAGGAAGCTGGTCGATCCGCGAGCGGCCGTCCGGTCGAACCGTCGCCATGCCCGCGCTGTCCTTCCAGTCGCGAGCCGATGGTGTCACCCAAGCGGACGCCGCCATTACCGTCTGCAACGACAAGCCCGTCGCCGAGCGCGTCATCTTCGCGAAGTCCGGCCCGGCGTTGCTCGCTTTCGGCGTCGGCCACTGCGCACCAGTAGAGCCGCTGGCGGATATGGGGGGCGTCCACGGCGCAAGCCGGGATATCGACGCCCCGGCTGGCGTAGGCTTCTCTCGCCAGATCAGCGCGCACTCCGTCGAGCCAACCATAGCCAGCCTGTCCCGCAACCTGCTCTCCCACGACGACAGCGGGCCGGACGGCACGGATGAGGCGAAAGAAGTCGGGCCACAGATGCCGAGCGTCGTCGGTACCGCCTTGCTTGCCCGCGATCGAGAACGGCTGACAGGGGCAGCTTCCGGTCCAGAGGGGGCGATCGTCATCCCATCCGGCCATTCGAGCGGCAACAGACCAAAGCCCTCCGCCTGCGAAGAAGTGGCATTGGCGATACGGGCGGAGGTCATCGGGCTGCACTTCCTTGATGGAGCGGGTATCGACGTCGCCTGGCGCGATCACGCCATCTGCGATCAGCGCGCGAAGGATCAGCGCCGCGTCGGGATCGATCTCGTTGTAGTAGGCGCCCATCACCCCGCCTCCCCACACAGCGCGAACAGGATCTTGGTCATGCGGGCACCTGTGCGCGCTCGGCGACGACCTTCACGACAAGCTGCGCCTGCGCGATGTCCATCATCCCGATATGGCAGCGAAGCGGATTGATCCCGGTCGTGCGAGCCAACCACGCATAGGCAGACTTCCGTGACATCTCGCCGCGCTTCCACAGCGGATCGAATGCGGCATGTGCTGCCGAGCGGGCTTTTCGGGTTGCAGCACCAGCCGGCGATCCGAGAGGGTCGCGCGTTCCGGGATGGCAACCGCAATAGGCGCCGCACTGGCATAGCCAGAACTTCTTGGCGTACAGGTCCGGCCGGTGCGGATAGATATGCTGGCCACCAACGATCGACGCTGGCTCGCCGCACTCAATGCAGGTTGGGATTTCTAGGCTCACCGGAACGCCCCCGCCATACCAAGCAGCCCGATCGTGATCAGGGCGAGGGTCATGATGGCCTCCGCATTTCGGCGAGCGCCTGCTCATATTTCTGCCGCTGCTCACGGGCGAAGTCGGCATCGACGATCTTGCCGTCATCAAGCGACGCCTCAAGCGGATGGAACATCTCGCACCGCTCGGCACCAATGCCGTCTGCGCTGGTCGGAATAAGCCATTCGAGGATGACCTTGCCGGGATGCTCCTTGTCGTTGCACAGGTCGTAATTGTAGATGTTGTGAGCCAACATCACCGGGCACATGCCCTCGTCCTGATCGAACTTGGAATGGACGCAGTTGGCGCACCACTGTTCTTCGTAGCACATGCCTGCGGTGCCGTTCGGGAAGTACGCCATCACCACCCCTTCACAAGATACAGCGCGATCAGCACGCCCAGCACGAAGCCGCAGAGCGCGAAATGCCGGAGAGGTGCTGACTGGACGGCCTCGCAGGACGGGCGGGTGTCGCGCTCGGGCTGATCATCCAGCGACCGCCACGACCCATCGTCAACGACCCGATAGGCCGAGTGCGAATGGATCACGATGTCGCCGGAACGCTTGGCGGTCGGGGCGAAGGGCGGAATGTCTAGGGGCGTGAGCATTATGCTTGCTCCTCAAAGCAGTAGTGCATCGGATCGACTGCCATCCAGTGGCAGAGCGTCAGGAATATCTCGGTGCCGACAGGCTTGCCGTGCGCGGCGTTGTGCAAACGTGCGTGCGAAATGCTCAGCAGCTTTTCAGTGCCCGAGTAATTGCCGACACTGGCTAGGATATGAGCGCGAACCGATGCGCCGAAGTTGGTCCAGTTGACCCGCAGCATCACTCGTTCTCCTCGATCCAGAAATCGATTTCGGCGTGCAGTTCGGGAATGGTCTTGGCGCTGACGTGCCGGTTGTCGCTCGGGCCATCGTCGGCGTAGAGCGGCGTCGGATCGAAATCCGGGTGCGTCGCCTCCCATTCGTGCAGCCAGTTCTGCTCGATCAGCCAGCCGCGATAGGTGTCGGGGGCGCTCATTTTGCCCCCTCTCCAGCGAGCGAGATTGCGGCGCGGGCGCGGAGGGATGCTGCGGTCAGGGCGAGTGCGGGGGTTGCGGCCTTAGCCGTCGCTTGATCGATCACGCTGGGATTTCCCGCCATCGGGAAAAAGATGTCGGCGCACATCCCGCTATCGTGGAAGTTGCCAACCATCCAGTCAGACATACCCTGCGGCACCAGAGTCAGCGCCGCGTCGAGCGAGCCGACATAATACGGAATCTGATAGGCAAGGTTGCCGGCCGGATCGATCACATCGCCTTCTGCATGCCGCCAGCCGAGCGCGCGAAGAACATCCGCATTGAGCGTCCGCATCTCGGCGCTCATGCCATCGGCGTCCGCCATCTGCTCGCAGCGCTCCGCCAGTTCCAAGAGGCTCACCCCACGTCTCCAGACAGAGTGTTCCAGCGAGAGTGGGCGGGAACGTCGCTAGGCTGGGCGAACCGCCATGCTTCGGCTTCCTCGCGGGTCTCCTCGACGTGCAGGGGCGTCGGCGCGGGGATGCGGTCAATCCCGTTGTGCGAGTAGGTGCCGTTGGCGTCGGTGAGGACTGCCTGGCTGGCGAGGTTGTGGATGGCCCAGGGCATCACGCGTCACCACGACCAAGCGCGATGTTCTGCTCGTCATAGACTTCCTGCTTCAGCGCGGTCGGCCATTCCTTCATAGCGTCGCGCTGGGCATCCATGATCTCGCCGATCGCATCGACATCGCCGTTCGCCTTGCGGATCCCGGTGATCATGATGTCCGCCAGCTTGCGATGCTGCGGATCGGGATCGGTGTGGGACTCGCCCATCTCATCGTCGCCGCGCTTCTCCTGGTCGAGCGCAGGCAGGCCGAAAGGATCGTCCTCATTGACCGTTGGGCTGGCATCCAGAACGGCATCGACTTCCGCCGCCAGTTCGGGCCGGTTCTTCGTCAACCAGGCGCGCTGCTTCACCACGGCAGGATCGTCGGTGATGCTCAGCAGGTCGGCGGGATGGCAGGCCTTGATCCGCTCGATAAGGGTCGCGACTCCATCGGCAACTTTGTCGGCCTTCTGCTCGACCAGAAGCGGATGGAAGGTGAACATGCCCTTCTTGCCCTGCGAAACCGTCAGTTTCAGGTTCACCGGCTTTTGGATGTCGGACATGTGGCTGATACGGATGCCGCCAACTTCGCCCTGATCGCCAAACTTGACCGAAGCATCACGATAAAGACGAACCGATTTGCCGACGAGTTGGGATTCATCGGTGATGGCCCATGCCAACACCATCGCCCGGCCCATCGTCTTGCATGGCTTCCACGGCTTGCCGTTGTCGCCTTCGAAGTTGATGACGATCTTCGTATCGCGACCATCTTTCACGATGCGCGCTGCAGTGATCTTGATCGTGCGCGGACCATGGATCAGGTCGTCGGCGTTAAGCTGGTCCGAACGAGGTGCCAGCGCTTCTGCGAGAGTGCTCATAGGTAAATCAACCTTTCCGTGGCAACGAGCCGCGCGTCAGACGCGATCAGCTTCTCGTAAACTTCGCGCTTTTCGGCCAAGCGCTTCTCGAATTGGATTGCCGCATTGCCGATCGCGTCGGCGATGACTGGATCTGGATAGCAGCGGACGACCGCCATCTTCATGCCGCCGCTGTAGCTGGTGAAGTCCAGCCACTCGCGCTCGGCTACGAATAAGCCGGTCTGACACTGGATGATGAAGTCGGCCGGAACCTCATGGTTCGCGACGAACTCGACCAGCGTCTGCATCTGCCACTTCTGGACGCGAGACTTCACCTCTAGCAGGCCATCGTCGCCGACCAGTCCATCCGGTGAATAGCCGATCGTGAAGCCAAGCTTATCGTTGGTTATGAAGCCGCATTCTTCGACCGGCGCATATTCCTCGGAATATTTGGCGCGGGCATGCTCTTCGTCGAACTTGCCGCGCTCCATGTCGTAGCTCTCGAAATGCGGCTCGACGTAGTTGGTGATACGCTGCGCCAAAAGCTCGTAGAGATGTGCGCGCTCCTTGTCGTTGCTAGCGACCTTGAGCGTCGGCGTGATGATCAGCTTCATCTCAGAGGCAGTGAGAATCCCCGCCCTAAGCTGGTGCCATTGTTCGCTGCCCTGCTCGACATCGCGATGGATGACGACGCCCTTGGCGCTCAAGATTTTGGTATGCGCGTTCATAAACCCAAGCCTTTCTCAATGCCGCGAGCCGCATCGGACCCGAGGCGCCAGCCAAAGCCGCGCGCGAAGGCGGTGATGATGAGGAGCAAGAAGCGCATCAGAACGCCCTCCCCTCAGCCTGCGCCAACTCAGCCGCGATCTCGCTATCGTGCGGATAGGCTTCATGCAGGCGCCGGTAGAATGCGGCCGGGTCGCTCGACTGCCACACGTCGCTCAGGTCCGTGGGCTCGATCGCGCGGATGGCGATCGGGGGGACCGACAAGGCGTCGCGGATGGGGGTGTGGAGGCTCATGCCGCGTCACCAAAATAGACGCCGACGATATTGTGCTGGCAGAACTCCGCCTCGCAGACATCGTCCTTCCAGACGCGGACGTAGGGGATGTTCGCGTGCAGTCCGGACTTCTGGCAGGCCTCGATCCGGGTGACGCCGCGTCTCCCGACGGTGTAGTTCGTCGAACCTTCGTCAGAGAGATACACGTCGATCTCGCGGATCGGCTGCTGGATGGGGTGCTCTTCCATCACAGCGGCTCCATCTCGTCGGCCGGGAACGGCTTTATGGCCGCATAAGCCTCGTCGTAGCAGGCGGGAGCATCGCCAACGGCGTCGGCTACCGGCTCAAGCTCAGGCTCAGGCTCACTCGGCACATAGTGCTCGAAGCGAAGGTCTTCGGTGGCCAGAGACAGGATCAGGTCAACGATCTTGGCCGTCTTCTCCTCGCTGAGCTTGATCCACTGATCCGAATAGGTTTCGGGCAGGCGAATGGCGATCCGAGCCTCGTAGGTCGGCTTCCAATACTTGCCGTCGATGTAGGTCTTCGCGACCTTGATGTCAGTGACGCTGATCATCTTAAGCAGCCTTTCCATGTTGGATGATGTTCGAGAGCAGCCCGTCCATGCCCGGCATGAATTTCGACGCCCCGGCACAGGGAAGGGAAGCGGCCGGGGCGTCTCCGGCGGGGGTGCCGGAACTGAAAGCGAGGTTCTGTGCGGTGCGCTCCTCGACATGGGCGAGACGCGCCGCCTCCTGCCGATCGAACGCGACGGCCAGCTCGTAATGAACCTTGCGACGCATCCGGCGCTGCACCTCGTCGCCGAGGGTGCCGGACGCTGCGAAGGCGTCGGCTGCGGCGCGGCGGCGTTCGATGCCGGCGTCGAAGATGGCTTGGGCGCGTGGGGTGAGCGGGGCGGCCATGTTAGGCAGCCCCCATGATAAGAGCACGAAGTCGCGAGCCCACTGCAGAAGGCGTGGCCTGCTTGGCAGCGTCCATCACCAGAGCGCCCAGGTCCTCATCACACATAAGGAGAATTCCAGAGCGGAACCGGCTTCGGTCACGCGCACAATCTCGGCAGCGCGGGTATGGCGCACGACCGCGATGATTTCGCTGCCAGTGGGTGTTCTCTGCAGTGCGAAGATGGCCGTTCGGGCAGTATGTGCGGTCGCCGTGCGTCCGCATCCGTCCTTTTGACTCGGCATCACTGATATTTTGACGCTGCGTACCAACCCAAAGATGGCGCGGGTTCACGCACCAAGGGTGATCGCACGCATGGCAAATCACATGGCCGGCCGGAATCACCGTATCGTTGGCGATCTCCCAAGACAGCCGATGGGCACGGATGCGAGCCGAGCCAGCACCATAGACACCATAACGGCGATGCCGTTCGCGGCCCACAAAGGTTCCGGTCCACGGCCAGCAGTCGAACGCCCCACGGCGCTCAACTCGCGACCAGAACTCAGTCTGAACTTTCGGTGAGTGAAACACCGTGGTCTCCCATCATCGCGACGCGGTGGGCGTCGGCTGATGGAGGTGATGTACGCCCTCAGCGTACGGGCGTCAACAACTATTTGTACGTCGCGAACGTACTATCTGACCGTGAGGAGTTCCCGGCGAGGAATCACGCGATGGATCGCCGAAATATGGCGCGTTTCGACCCTGAAAGTGATGTCCGGATTGAACTGGCGGAGTTCAATGAAGCCGGCAGATCGCTTGACAAGGCGCTTGATGAGCACCGCCGCCATCTCCTCCTGCTCGTCGATCTTGCGAACCAGATAGACAATCACGTCATCACCGATAGCAGGCGTCTTCTTCGGATCTGCGTAGCATGGATCACCGCTTTCCCAGCGTGGCTCCATGGAATCGCCTTGAATGTAAACACCATAGAGGCCGCCGCGCGTCAGATAGCCCGGCGGACGCTCAAGATAATCGAGCGTTTCGCTTGGGTCTATGAAGGCCTGCTCTATAGCTTGGCCCTCATCCTCTCCGTTCCGGTACGTGCCCATTGCGGTGAAGTATACGGGAACATCCCTCGGAAGGTCCATATACTTTGGGGCTAGCTCATTGTTGGGGACTGCCTCGAACAGGGCACTCAGGCCAGAAAGGCTTATAACTTCCTGCCGATCGATCGGCGGCTTCCCCTGCCCCGCCAACGCGTCAGCGAGCTTGATCGCGTCGGTGATGTCCAACCGGTCAAGCGTCGCATCAAAAAAGCGCTGCACGCTCGACCGGCCCGCGAGACCCATGGCCTGCGCAATCTTCTCCATAGAGAGGCCGGAGCGCTTCCGAAGCGCGATGAGTTGCTCGCCGATCGTTGATTCTGCCATGCCGGCATTGTCGGAAAAGGCGCGTCCATTATCCACGTTGACTGACGTACGTTGTGAGCGTACGTACGGGACATGGAAACCCATAGCGATATCATCCGACGCCTCGGAGGCATCCGCAAGGTCGCCGGTATGCTGGAGCACAGTTCCCATACCACGGTGCAGGGCTGGGCCGATCGCAGCCGCATACCGGTCGAACACTGGGCGGGCTTGATCCAGGCCGCATCCTCTCACGGTAAGACGCTGGCCGTCGATGACCTGATGCCCGCCGAACTGAAAGGGGCAGCATGACCTACAGAAATTTCGCCATTCTCTGGAACGGCTGGGGTCTCTTGTGGGACATCGGTCTCCTCGCTCAGCACGGCGTCGCCCGCGAGTACGGAATGCTCGCGATCATCGCGTGCTGCGGCACCGCGAATCTGTGGTTTCTGATCGATGCTGTTTCTCATGCCGGTGTCCGCCTCGACGCGGCGAAGTCGGAGGCGGCATGACCACCCCCGCCGACCGCGTCGCGAAATCGCACGCCGCCGTGATCGTCAGCGAGCAGGGGCGGTTCGCCTTTCACCCGGTTCTGCGGGACGGATCGTGGCGGCGGCCGGTGTTTGTTGTTGAGCGGAAGGACTGACCTGTGTCCGCTTGGCCCTTCGGTGACCTCATTCCGCTCCGGTACGGCGCCATCATCGCCGACCCGCCGTGGTATTTCCGCAATTACTCGGCTGCAGGCGAGGCAAAAAATCCGGTCGCGCACTATGATTGCATGGGCCAAGTCGATCTTGCCGCCCTGCCCGTCTCGCAATTGGCCGCACCGGACTGCGCCCTGTTCATGTGGGCAACGGCGCCGATGCTCCCCGACGCGCTGCGTCTCATGTCCGCGTGGGGCTTCACCTTCAAGACGGCCGGCGCATGGGCCAAGCAGTCCAGCACCGGCAAATCGCTCGCGTTCGGCACGGGCTATATCTTCCGCTCGGCCGCTGAGTTCTATCTGGTCGGCACGATCGGCAAGCCGAAGATCCAGTCCCGATCGGTGCGCAACCTGATTCTGGCCCCTGTCCGCGAACACAGCCGGAAGCCGGTCGATCTGCACGAAGATGTCGAGGCGCTGTTTGCGGGTCCTTATGCCGAGTTGTTTGGTCGCGAGCAGCGGCCGGGCTGGGACGTGTGGGGCAACCAGACCGACAAGTTCTCGGCGGCGGCGGCGTAGATGCGCCTTTCGCTCTCCCTCATCCTGATCGGAATCATGGCTTGGTTTGCGCCGACAGGCGCGCCGGCAACGACCGCCGATGTCTTGGCCGCCGCGACCTTGATCATCATCGGCCTCAGCGGAAAGCGCGCCTAGATGCTCACCCTCATCCCCCTCACCTGGGTCACCCTGATCGCGCTCATCGTCGCCGCCTTCCACGCCTGGGAGGTCCGCGAGCGTCGCCAGCAGCGCGCGCAGCAGGTCGCCGATCGGGGTGGGGTCTCTTTCATCCATATTGGGGACAAATGATGCAACGCAGCGAAACTGTCCCTTCGAAACGCGCGCCGCTTTCGAAGGCTGACTTGCATTCCAAACTCATGCTCGGCTGGACACGCGTCATCGCGACATGTGGTGGCCAGGGTGGCTTCCTCGACAAGATGGACATCACTCGGCCCGCTCTGACTGGTCATATGACCGGCTCTTTCCCGTCGTTTGAGCTGATCGACCGCGCGTATGACATCAACCCATCGGTGTTGGATGATTGGCTGCGAGAGAAGGGCGCTCGCATCGTCGATTCAGATGCCGTCTGCGACACCGACGACGTGTCGGTGCTGGTCTCGCGCCTGCTCAATAAGCTGATCGAGGCGCAGCATCCGGACAGCCCTGGCGGGCGTCGCATCGTCGGGCCGGAAATCCTCGCGATGGATGACCTGCTGCGCGAGGTCGTGCGGGTCGCGTCCAGCCTGATCGATCAGGGCACGGTGTATCGCGGCGACAATGTCACCGATCTTCGGAGGACCGCATAATGCCCCGCCAATCTAAACACGCCAGCATCCCCTCCGACTTTCGTGAGTTCGCGCTTGCCCACAGCATCCGCGAATCCCGCGTCCATTACGGCATCGGCTATCCGCTGTTTCATCGCTGGTGCGTCGAAATCGGCATCGCCGATGCCATCCGCCAGCGCCTAGAGAAGCGAACGGCCCATCGCGCCATCGTCCGCTCGGGAGCGCCTGAGGGCTTCCGCGAGCATGCGCTCAGCCACACCGTCAACGAGACGCGGGAGCATTTCGGTATCGGCCATAGGCTGCATGCGAAATGGAGCAAGGAACTGGGCATTGCCGACGAAATCTCGGCGCGGGTTAAGAACCCCTGCCCGCCGAAGCTGATGCCGGCCGGCTTCGCGGATAATGCGCATCGGTCGAACGCTGAACTGCGTGATCTCTTCCCTGGCAACAGCGACCACATTTTCAGCCGCTGGCGCAAGCAGTGCGCGGTCAAGGCCATGCGTGCCGTCAAGGAAGAGCCCGCGCCCGCTGATTTCAGGCGCACGGTCGCAAGCCTCTACATCATCGAGGCGTGCCGGCATTACGATCGATCGGACAATGTGATCAAGCGATGGGCGCGAGAGACGGGTGCCACGTTCCGGGCATGGACTGGCTGGCGCGGGCCGAAGAAAGCGCCGGACGTCGATGGTCGCTCGGCCGATCTCGCCGGTCAGGCGCAGCGTCACCTCCAGCGCATCGGACCGGTCTTCAAGCGCGGCGACGATTACAGCGTGTTCGGGCGCACCATGCCCGCCGTCGCGATGGTCGAGTTCGCCAAAAACAAGGGTTTCGACCCCAAGGCATGGGAGCGGATTGCATGATCGCCACGCTCGCTTTCGTCGAGGCGTTCGGCGCCTCCCTCGGCTTCATCTGGATCAGCAACCGCTATGTGCAGGCCTGCGCGCGCCTCAAGGCAGCGACATGGCGGGTCAATACCCTGCAGGCGATCGAGGATCGGCGCCTCGCCCGCATCAAGGGCGAGCGGAAGCGCGGTCCGAACGGACGTTTTGCATGATGCGCCGCCAGTCCTTCCCTGATCGTCGTCCGAGCAAGGCCGCAGACCGCGCTGCCGCGGTGCAGCTTGTCTATAATGCGCGGGAAATTCCCAGCGTTGATCTGCTTGTCCAACGCTATCGGCTCACCCGCGCCGACGCGCAGGACATCATTGCGAAAGCGCAGGTGGCTCGTGGCGTCACTGCCTGACTTCTTTTCCGACATTCCAGAAGCCCCGCTTCGCGAGAAGCTGGATCCGGCTATCTATGTCGAGCCGCGTGACGATGATCCGGCAAGCGAGGACGATCGCCAGATGGCGCTGGTGAAGCGGCTGAAGAATTGCCCGCACCTCGCCTTCCACGCCGTCCCGAATGGGGGGCGGCAGAGCGATTGGTCGCGTCTTCGTGGTGAGCGCATGGGCGTCGTCGCCGGCCAGCCCGATCTCGGCCTCGATTGGACTGCTGGATCCGCCGTCATCGAGATGAAGAACGGCAAGGAAATGCCGCGCCCCAATCAGGTCGATCGGCTTAACCGGCTGCATCGCATGGGGAAGAATGTCGCGGTTTGCCGGACTGCGGACGGCGCTATCAGGTGGCTTCGGTCACGGGGTGCGCCAGCATGAATGCGCACACCCCAGCATGGCGACACTACCTCGCTGCGGTCGACGCGTTCTGTGTCGGCCAGGATGAGGAGACGCGCGAGATGCGCGCTCGCATCATGCACATGCGGGATCGCGCGGGCCAGATCATGCAGCAGCACGACGTCGATTGGGCGGCGGGACACATCCTGTCCACGGTCCAATCGCTCGGCTGCGCATACTCAACGGCTGGACTCGACACCGCTGAACTACAAACGCTTCGAACGTCCATGGCCGAGCTTTTCCGCATCGCCGCGTCTCTCGAAGTGATCGGGAGGGGACGGTGAAGGTGGCGGAAGACATCAACGATCCCGATGGCATCAATGCGTATTTCGACTCCATCCCACCCGAAACGGAGTGCCCCGACGGGCCGCCGGATGATGTCGACTCTATCTCCCAAATTGGGCCCGACAGCAATGTCGTCGCCCTCCCCAAGCAACGCAATAGCATCGCCACACCTGGCGGGGACGAAGGGGTAAACCTCACTGATTTCTACGCCTACATGCCGGCAGGGAATTACATCTTTTCGCCTTCGCGGGAATTCTGGCCAAGTAAGAGCGTCAACAGTCGTGTCCCGCCGCAGCCGGCTCGTGACAAGCGTGGACAGATCATCCGCCGCGAAGGCGAAATCGTGTACATGGCTGCGTCCGCATGGCTCGCGAAAGAGCGCGCTGTCGAGCAGATGACATGGGCGCCGGGCGAGCCGATGATCATCGAGGACAGACTTGTCTCAGAGGGCGGCTGGATCCGGCGCAACGGATGCAGCTGCTTCAACCTGTATCGACCGCCGATTGTCCAGCGCGGCGACAAGAACGACGTGATGAAGTGGATCGACCACATCATGACCGTCTACCCGCACGACGCAGACCACATCATCGCGTGGCTCGCGCATCGGGTGCAGCGGCCGCAAGAGAAGATCAACCACGCTCTTGTGCTGGGTGGCAATCAGGGCGTCGGCAAGGACACGATGCTGGAGCCGGTAAAATACGGTGTTGGCCCGTGGAACTGCTCGGAGGTCTCCCCGCAGCAACTGCTCGGCCGGTTCAACGGCTTCCTCAAATCGGTAATCATGCGTGTCAGCGAGGCCCGCGATCTCGGCGACGTCGATCGCTACGCCTTCTATGAGCACATGAAGACGTACACTGCGGCGCCCCCTGACGTGCTGCGGGTCGACGAGAAGCACACCAAAGAGCATTCCATCTTCAATGTCGTCGGCGTGATCATCACGACCAACAACAAGATGGACGGCATCTACCTGCCGGCGGACGACAGGCGGCATTATGTCGCGTGGTCGGACCTCACCAAGGATGACTTCACGGAAGCCTACTGGCGTGACCTGTGGGATTGGTACGACGGTGGTGGCCGCCAGAACGTCGCAGAGTATCTGCGGACGCTCGACATCTCTGGTTTCAATCCCAAGGCACCGCCGCCCAAGACGCCAGCATGGCATGAGATTGTCAGCAGCAATCGGTCACCGGAAGATGCCGAGATGGCTGACGCGATCGACGGGATCGGATGGCCCGACGCCACCACGATATCGAGCATCGCCGCCAGCATCACATGCGCGGTGTCGTTCTCGGAATATCTGAAGGATCGACGCAACAGCCGCAAGATTCCGCACAGGCTTGAGGCAGCCGGCTACATCGCCGTTCACAACGAGAATGCCCAGGACGGCCTGTGGAAGGTCGGAGGCAAGAGGCAGGCGATTTACGCCAAAAAGGCAATGACAACCCGTGAAAGGTTCATCGCCGCCGACCAGCTGACCGCCAGTCGCACTTTCGGGAACGGTCAATGAAGTCAGTGAAGTCAGTGATCTGCCATTACCGTTTTTTCCTACGTGTACGCTTTATCATTTTCTCAAGGGATTTCAGTCGGATGATCGAAAAAACACATAATAGGAAATCACTGACTTCACTGACATCACTGATCAGGGGTTTTTGACCATGTCGTCTCTCAACAAAGTCCAGCTCATCGGCCGTCTAGGCGCCGATCCGGAATCGCGCAGCTTCCAGAACGGCGGCAAGGTCGTGAACCTTCGCATCGCCACGTCGGAGACCTGGAAGGACAAGACCAGCGGCGAGCGCAAGGAGCGTACCGAGTGGCACAGCGTCGCGATCTTCAACGAGGGGCTGGCGGGCATTGCCGAGCGGTTCCTGCGCAAGGGATCGCAGTGCTTCATCGAGGGCCAGCTTGAGACCCGGAAGTGGCAGGATCAGTCGGGTACCGATCGCTACAGCACCGAGATCGTGCTGCGACCCTTCAACGGGCAGATCGTGTTGCTCGACGGGAAACCGCAGCAGGACGGCGGTCAGCGCGAGGATCGGACCTACGGGCAGGATCGGCGCTCGTCGCAGCAGTCGATGAGCGAGATGCGATCGACCTTCGCCGGGGCGAGTGCGGATCTCGATGACGAGGTGCCGTTCTGATGAACGCCATCACCCCCATCACCGCAGCGCAGGGGATCCCGGAGTATCATCACCACACCCACAAGCCTATCGAGGAGACCGCGTGATGCGTGGACGACCTGCAGGACAGATGACCCAGCGCCGCCAACAGGTGCTGACCCACTATGCCGATATGATCACGACCGGCGAGAAGGTGAAGCTTGCCGAACTGGCACGGCGGTGCAACCTGTGCGATTATCGCGAGGCGCGGCGGATCGTCGGCGAGTTGAAGCGGTATGGGGCCATGGCTTGAATTTTACCTCCGTTATGCGAGCCTGAAAATTCGCATATCTGGTCCGGGCTATGACAGCCCAACGGCCCAGTCCCCAGAAGTCCGAGCAGCCTAAACTAGGCGCGAATAAGGGTAATGCCGGCAAAGGTCGGCCAAAGGGTTCTCAGAACAAGGCAACGAAGGCCGTGAAGGAGATGATCCTTTCGGCCCTCGATAAAGCTGGCGGCGAGAAATATCTTGCGGAGCAGGCAGACAGGAATCCCGCCGCGTTCTTGACGCTGGTGGGCAAGGTTCTTCCGCTCCAGCTGCAGGGTGATCCCGACAGGCCCATCGTCCATCGCATTGAGCGCGTCGTCGTCAAGCCAGGTGAGCGTTGATGGCAACTGCTGCCGCTCTTCGCATCGAGACCGCAGATGTCTTCACGCCGTTGCTTGAGCCAGCGCGTGACAAGGCGATCTACGGCGGGCGCGGTTCTGGCAAGTCGCATTTCACAGCGGGCCTGCTGATCGAGGACAGCCTTGCCGAGCCTGGCGACAATGCGGGCGAAGGCCTGCGCACGGTCTGCATTCGTGAGGTACAGAAGGATCTGGCTCAATCGTCCAAGCTGCTGATCGAGACCAAGCTCTCCGATTTCGGGCTTGGCGAGGCCGACGGCTTCAAGGTCTATCGCGATGTGATCCGCACGCCCGGCGACGGTCTCATGATCTTCAAGGGCATGCAGGATTACACCGCCGACAGCATCAAGTCCCTGGAGGGGTTTAAGCGGGCATGGTGGGAAGAGGCTCACGGCGCGACGCAACATAGCCTGAACCTGCTGCGCCCAACGATACGCTCTCCCGGCTCCCAGATGCTCTGGACGTGGAACCCGCGCCGCAAGACCGATCCTGTGGATGTGATGTTCCGCGGTGTGGAAAATCCGAGCGGCGCGATCATCCGGCGTGCCAACTGGCAGGACAACCCGTGGTTCACCGCCGAACTGGAGATGGAGCGGCAGAACTGCCTGCGCCTCACGCCTGACGATTATCAGCATATCTGGGAGGGTGATTACGTCACCGTCGCCAGCGGCGCCTACTACGCCAAAGATATCAACAAGGCGCGCTCGGAAGGCCGGATCGGAAACCTCGCCGCCGATCCGTTGATGACGTTTCGGGCGATCTGGGACATCGGAGGGACTGGCGCGAAGGCCGATGCAACGGCGATCTGGATAGTCCAGTACATCAGTCGGGAAATCCGCTTTCTCGAATATTACGAGGCAGTCGGCCAGCCACTTGCAGCCCATGTCCAGTGGTTGCGCGCGAATGGCTATGGCAACGCCCTATGCGTTCTGCCGCACGACGGCGCGCAGCACGATAAGATTCAACAGACCACTTACGAAGGCTCGCTGAGCACAGCAGGCTTCGCAGTGAAGGTCATTCCGAACCAAGGCGCTGGCGCGGCCATGCAGCGGGTCGAAGCGGCTCGCAGGCTGTTCCCGTCCATGTGGTTCCACAAGGATAAGTGCGCAGGCGGCCTCGATGCGATCGGCTGGTATCATGAGAAGCGCGATGAGGCCCGAGGAATAGGCCTTGGTCCGGACCACGACTGGTCAAGCCATGGCGCCGACGCATTCGGCCTCGCTGCCATGGACTACGAGCCGCCCCAGCAGGCGCGCCGCATCGATTATTCCAACGTCAACAGGGGTGTTGTGTAGTGGCTGATGTCGTTCCCACGGAACTGCTCAATTTCCTGCAGGGCGAAGAGCAGCGCGCGATCGACACGCGCCTTAATGAGCAGCGCGCCGCTGGCATTCGCGCCTACCAGGGCGACAAGTACGGCGATGAGCAGGAGGGGCGCTCGCAGGCCGTCACACGCGATGTCAGCGAGGTCGTTGATCAGTTCGTGGTGGGCATCCTTGGCACGGTCATGGCCGGCGGCAAGGCCGTGGAGTTCGAGACCGAGCCCGATCAGGTTCCGGTGATGGGCGAGGATGGCAAGCCTCAGATCGATCCACAGACCCAGCAGCCAGTCATGGAGTCCGTGGACTACGGCGCTGAGGCGACTGCCGCGGTTCAATACCAGTTCTTCCGCAAGCAGAAGCCCAAGGGCTATCGCGTCCTGCATGACAGCCTGAAGGCTGGCCTGCTCGAAAAGACTGGCATCGTGAAGACGATCGCCGAATCCCGTGCCCCGCTCCGCGTGCAGCAGATGGCTTTCGGTGCCGATATTGAGACGCCTGCGGAGGGGATATCCACGCTAGGCGGTCAGCAGATTGCTGATGCGCAGCCAGTTGATGATCCCGATCACGACATGCTGATCGCGCAGGGCATGGCGGATATGGGATCTCGCTTGCATGCCGTGACGGTGCTGCAGCCCCAGCCGCCGGTCATCAAGGATGTGCCGATCCCGAATGAGTGGTTCCTCGTCTCGCCTGACGCGGTGGACCTTGATACCGCCATCTATGTGGGCGACCGGACCCCGAAGACCGTCAGCGATCTCGTTCAGCTCGGCTACGACTATGAGCAGGTCAAGACGATCTGGGATAACGCGCCGGCCGATACCGTGGTGGAGCGCGCCCGTGATGCCGACCGGTCGCAGTCTCGTCAGACCATCGGTCAACGGCCTGGCGCCGATAGCCAGCGCTGGCTGAACGAAGAATATGTGCTGTGGGATCTCGACGGTGATGGCATTGCCGAGCGCGTCTTTGTGCACCGCATCGGCAACAACGTTCTCAAGGTCATGCCGGTCGATGACCAGCCCTACAGCGGCTGGACGCCGGTCCCGATGCAGCATCGCTTCACCGGGCAGTCCATGGCGGACAAGACGGGCGACATCCAGCGCATCCGCACCGTGCTACTTCGCCAGGCGCTCGATAGCCTGTATCTCGCCAATGCCCCGCGATCGACCGTCCCTATCGAGGGCATGACGGAGGACACGATTGACGACCTCCTGACGGTGCGTCCCGGCGCCCTGATCCGCTACAAGGCCGGTCAAGTCCCTGCCCCGTTCCAGACCACCGACACGTCGCAGACGGCGTTCAACGCCATGGAGATGATGTCCAACGAGCGCGAGAGCCGCACGGGCATCACGCGGCAGTCGCAGGGCATGAACCCGGACACGCTGAACAAGACCGCGACTGGCATGGCGATGCTGCAGGCCAATGCGGATCAGATCGAGGTCTACGTCGCCGGCAACTTCGTGGAAGAGCTGGTCGCGCCGATCTTCACCCGCCGCTATCATCTGATGCGCCAGTACACGCCGCCTTTCCGGATGAAGATCGACGGAAAGTATCGCAAGGTCGATCCGTCGAAGTGGCCCGATGATATCGATGTGACGATCAACGTCGGGCTCGGCACGGGCTCCAAGGATCAGCGCACCACGTACCGCGCGCAGCTTCTGAACTACCAGCAGCAGGCGATTGCAGGCGGTCTGCCCGGTGTTGGGCCGAAGCAGATCTACAACAACATGAAGGCGCTGATCGATGACACGCTTGGCGGCGTGGCGACCGATTACTGGCAGGATCCGGATACCTTGCCGCCGCAGCCGCCCAAGCCCGATCCCGAGGCCGAGAAGAACCAGGGCGAACTGATGCTCAAGCAGGCGCAGCAGCAGGCCGATCAGGAAGCGACGGCTCGCAAGCTGGACCTTCAGGAGCAGCAGCAACAGGCAGACGCCGCGCTGAAGCAGCAGCAGAACGAATATGATCTGCAGGCCAAGCGCGAGTCCGCGGCGCTCGACACGCATCTCAAGACGCAGAAGGCGCAGGCCGAGGGTGCCCTCGCTGTTCGCCAGCAGGATTTCGAGATGGATCTCGCCGAGCGCCGGTTCGCCTTCGACCAGGAGATGGCTCGCAAGAAGCATGCACAAGCCGCGCAGAGCGACGACACGATCAGCAACGATCGCCCGGGAGGCGCGCTCGATGAGTGACCTGCGCGAAGCCCTGATTGCAGCCATGGAGCGCGTCCGCGACGATAAGCGTCCCGGCGTTCGATATTTCCTGATCCCCGACTTCGCCGATGCCTGCATCGCGGTCATCAAGGACTGGACAGCGGAGATGCCCGATGAGCGATGAAGGCATGCTCGACAAGGTCGCGCAGGCGATTTGCATGGGCTTTTATGCCCGCAAATACCCCAATGCGGACAACCTGTTTCTTGCCGGCCGTGTCGAGAAACGCTGGCGAGAATATGAGACCGACGCCCGCTTGGTGTTGAGCGTGATCAACGATCTGGTTGCCGCCGAGCAGTTTGCGGATGCGGTCAACAACCTTCCTCAGGCACCGGAATGGATGCAGGTCCAATGACTGAAACCGCCGATCGCCTCGCTGCCGCCGAGCAGGCGCGAGACGCAAAAGCGCGCTGGATTGATCCCGTGCTGATCGACCTCAAGGCGCAATACGCCAAGATGATCATCGAGATCGCTGGTCAGCCTACCCGCAAGCGTGATCCCGAGCGCATCGAGCGCCTGTCGATGGGGGTGAAGGTCATCGACCACATCCAGGCAGAGATCGAGATGGTGATCGCCGACGGCGCAGTGGCCCGTCACGACCAGCAGCGTGCCAACCGGCTCGCCGAAATGACTGAAGAGCAGAGGAAATGGTACTCATGGTAGCCCTGAACGTCCCGTTCGTCTCCGAGGCCTATGACCGGCTGATGGCTGCGCAGAGCAAGGCGATGTTACAGGGGCAGCGCTCCTTCAGCCCCGTTCCAGACCACGGCGCTAACAGCCCAGCCCCTCAGGATGTGGTCGCCCGCACTTCACCAGATCTCACGGCGCCGATCACCGACATCAGAGCCACGCGTGAGGCGCTGGGCATGACGCAATCGGCCTTGGCGGAGCGCCTTGGCCTCGACGCGCCGCGCCTCTCCGCATGGGAGAATGGCAAGGCTTTCCCGGCTTACATCGACCTTGCGATGCGCGCTCTTGTCGCCCTGGAGGCGATCAAATGAGCTTCGCGGAGGAATGCTACCAGCGGCTTCTGGATGCGCAGCACGCCACGGCGCTGATGACGCCCGAGCAGCGCCGGCATTTCGATGAGGAGCTGGATGCCGAGCGCGAGCGGCAGAGCAAACGCATCCGCATCAACCGCAAACTGCCAAAGGCATACTGAAATGAAGAGCGTCATCGACATGCTCAAGGTCCAGGCCGCCGACTTTCGCGAGCGCGCTACGACCCACGCTCGCGAAGAGCAGGATTACACACAGAAGGCCGCGCTGGCCCGCGCCCAATCGCATGACTTCAGCAAGCGTGCATCGGACATTGATGCCGCCATTGCCAAACTGGGGAACTGATCATGGCAACCGCACCCGAGACGATCACTGATGCAACTGCCGCACCGGCCGACCCGAACCCGGCCCAGCAGCCGCAAGCCGAGAACGATATCAGCGCAACCGACTTCTACGCCGATGACAAGCCGGCCGAAGAAGCGGCGCCGGGAGCCGAAGGACAGGCCGAAGAAGGAGCCGATGCCCAGGAAGACCTGACGCCGATCGAGGCGCCGGGCTCATGGTCGAAGGATTACAAGGAGCAGTTCGCCGCCCTGCCGCGCGATATGCAGGAGATCATCTCCAAGCGCGAGACGGAGCGGGAGACGTTCCTGCAGACCAAGTCGCGCGAGGCGGCGCAGACCCGACAGACGGTTGAATCCGAGGCCCGCCAGGTGCTGTTGCAGATCAGCCGCAACCACGCGCAGCAGCTTCAGCAATATGCTTCGCAGTTCGAAGTCCAGCAGCCTGATCTGCGGCTACTGAACAGTGGTGATCCGTCTCACCGTGATCTTTACTTCCAGCAGGAAGCGGCGTATCGTCACGCCACTGCCCAGCGCACGCAAGCGCAGCAGGAGGCTGCTCAGGCCGCTCAACAGGCGGAACAACTGGAGCAGCATGAGCAGCAGCTTGCCATCCAGCAGGAAATCACGCTGCTCACCGAAAAAGTGCCCGAATGGTCCGACCCATCGGAGCGCGCGAAGCTGCTAGATACCCTGCAGCCCATCGCGGCAGAACTCGGATACTCGGCAGAGGCTATGTCACAAGCCCGAGCGGCTGACATCATCGCTCTCAAGACAGCATCGGAATGGAAGGCGAAAGCCGCCAAGCTCGACCAGCTGATGAAGCAGAAGATGGTCCCCGTCCGCGCAGCGAAACAGACGCCTCCTGCGGCACGTCCCGGCTCGCCGAGTGGCCAACAGCCCCCGTCTGATCCGATCCGTGCCCTCTACCCGAACGATATGCCGCGCAACTAGGAGGCTGTGAACCGGCCTCCACGCTCAGGGAGGCCACATGGCTACCATCGGAAACAGCTTTCTGGGGCTTGCGGACGCTTACCGCCGCTCCGACCGCAATCGCAACATCGTCCCGATCATCGAAGCGCTGAACATCGTCAGCCCCATCATGGAAGATGCGGTGATGATCGAGTGCAACGATGGCGCGCGACACCTCTCCACCATCCGCACCGGCCTTCCTTCGACGGCCTGGGGCAAGCTCTATCAGGGCATTCCGCAGTCCAAGTCCGTGACCCAGCAGGTTCACGATTCGACGGGCTTCGTGGAGGCTCTGTCCACCGTCGATACCCGCCTTCTGGACCGTCAGAAGGACCCCGGTGCGTTCCGGGCCAGCGAGGCCAACGCCTTCCTGGAGTCGATGTCGCAGGAGGTCGCGACCAACTTCTTCTACGCCGACACCGCGACCACGCCGGAGCGCTTCAAGGGCCTCGCTGCCCGTTACGGCGCGATCGGCAGCTATGGCGCCGGCAACCAGATCATCGACGCGGGCGGCACGGGCTCGGATAACACTTCGGTGTGGTTCGTGACGTGGGGCGAGGCTCAGACCGCGCTGATCTACCCGGAAGGCTCGGCGGCCGGTATCCAGCGCATGGACAAGGGCGAACAGCGCACGCTCGACGATCTCGGCAACCCCTATTACGTCAAGGAGGAATATTTCCGCCAGGACGTGGGTGTCCGGGTCGGCGACTGGCGCTTCAACGCGCGCGTGGCGAACATCTCGGTCGCCGCGATGAACGCGGGCACGCTGGATCTCTACAAGTTCCTGCGCGCCGCCTACTATCAGCTTCAGGTTCGTCGGAACCGGAAGATCCAGAACGGTGGCATGGTCACGCCCGGCAAGACGGTGATGTACGCCAATCGCGGCGTGCTGAACTATCTGGAGAGCCTGTCGGTCAACCGCGGCAGCACCGACAACTATGTCCGGCTCACCCCGGATGAAGTCGCCGGCACCGAGGTCATGACCTACAAGAACATGCCCATCCGCGAAACCGACAGCATCATCAATGCGGAAGCCCGCGTTGTTGCGGCTTCGTAAGGGAGAACAGCCATGATTTTCGATCGTACCGAACTGTTCTCCAGCGCTCAGGCGATCACCGGCACGGCGGCTTCGACCAACGTGCTCGATACCGGCGCCACGGGAACCGTCTATGGCGCTGCTGCGGCGCTGCGTCGCGATCTCGGCAAGGGCATCCCCCTGCCGCTCGCGATCCGCGTCGTGCAGAGCTTCAACAACCTCACTTCGCTGACCATCACCTATGAGGTGGCGGACGACGCGGCGTTCAGCACCAACAAGACGACGGTCTTCACCTCGCCGGCCTACGCGTTGGCCGACATGGCGAGCGGCGCGCGGTATCTTCTTCCGGACAGCGTGCCGATCGAGGCCAACCGTCGCTATCACCGCCTGCTCTACACGGTCGCCGGCACTGCCCCCACGCTGGGTCAGATCACTGCCGGCATCGTGGACGGCCAGCAGACCAACAGCATCCTCTGAGGAGCCGGACCATGGCGAAGAAGGACAGCAAGGCCAAGAATCCCGTGGCCTATACCGCGCCCCACGATGTCTACGTGTCGGGCATCTATACCAAGGCAGGCGACGTGTTCGTGACGGACGCCGATGCCGAAGACAACTGGGTCCCGCAGGACCCGAAGGACGTGCAGGCCATCCAGGCCTCCACGCAGCAGGTCCCGGGCGACCCGCCGCTGGAGAATCTGGACGTTGCTGCGCTGCAGGCCATCGCGACGACCAAGAACGTCAACACGGCCGGCATCGAGAGCGACAAGGATGCCCTGATCACCGCCATAAAGGCGGCCCAGGAACCCGCGCTTTAACAACGAGACGGGAGACGGCTGATGGCCGCTACAGGTGATTTTTCTGGCGCTCGCTATCAGCTGTTTCCCGTCACGCTGGGTGACGGGACGACGGCTTACGCGATAGGTACTGTCTCCGTCGATAGCTCTGGCAATGCCGCCGGTGCTGGTAATGCGGCGAATCCTACCGTCACCAAATCACAGGGGTCGGGTTCGCTCGCGACCTCGCAGGCCGCATCTTCCGTGTCGCCGGCTGCGGCGACCCAGATTGTCGCCGCGCGCACCGGCCGCCAGGCTGTGACCATCACCAATATCACCGGCACCCAGCCGGTCTATTTCACCGCGACGGCGGCGACCACGGGTGTGACCACGGGCTTCTTCCTTGCGGGAGCGGCAGGGGCATCTGTGACGATCGCCACTGCTGCGGCAATTTTCGCAACCTCTCCCACTGCTGCGCAGACTCTGGCCGTTCTGGAGACCTTCTGATGGCGGACGATGGGGTTTCTTACCCTCCGCTTAATCCTGCGTCCCTGAATATCCCAGGGCCGGCCCAAGCAGCTCCTCCGGGCGTCACCGATACGAGTTCGCAGGGTTCGATCGCACGCTACGCGATGGAGAACCACACTCATGCCAGCAAGGCGCGGAAACAGATCATCACGATGGGTTCTGCGGCCACGACCTACACATGGACCTATCCGACCGCTTTTAGTGCCGGCGTCGTTCCGGTGGTGAGCGGCATCGTGCAGGTGCCATCGGGCAATCAGGATTTGTTCAACGTGCAGATCGTCGGCACGCCCACGAACACGCAGTGCACGTTCCAGATCAACCGTGTCTCCGCAGGACTTCTCGCCCTGCTGCTTGGCGCGCTCTCGCTCAACCCAACACCAATCGCGGCGACGCTACACATGATCGCGCTTGAGCCGTGACCATCTTCCTCGACGCCGAAACCACGCTCTCCCTGTCGGACTACGACGGGCTAGTAACGTGCATCGGTAGCTGGTTGAACCGGAGCGACCTGCAGGACCAGATCCCCGACTTCATTAAGCTTGCCGAGGCGCGGTTTCGGCGCGTTATCGTCATGCCTCAGATGGAGGTGCAGGTCAGCTTCGGCGACGCCGTCAGCACGGCTTTGCCCGCCGATTTCGATTCCCTGAGGGGCTTGGCCATTCCCGGTTTCGAGCCGATGAAGCAGATCACGCTGGCGGACTACAATCGGCTCATTCCTGAGTTAATGGGCACGCCAGACAGGTTCACCATCGTAGCTGGCGCGATTAAGACGTGGCCGATCGCCGATGATGTCTATTCCGCGACCCTGACCTATCGCGCCAATATCCCGCCGCTCGGCCCCGATCAGGAAACCAACTGGCTGCTCACCAAACATCCTGACATCTATCTGTTCGGGTCGCTTGCGCAGGCGGAATTCTACGGTTGGAACGATGACCGGCTTACACTCATCAAGGCGGCGCTCGACGAGTCTCTGGATGAACTTCAGATGGCCGGAAACCGCTTGCGCTATGGCTCCGGTCCGCTCGTCATGAGGTCCGACGTTCGAGAGCGCTGCTGATGCAGACGCTGTTCGGCCCCTATGAGCCCGACAAGGCGCCATTCCTGCAATCTGGTCTGACGGACATGGCGAACGCCTATCCCGGTGCAAATGGCTTTCGCCCGGTCGGACAGTTCGCGAGCGTCACCAGCAGCCTCGATGATGATTTCTATGGCGGAGCGGCATTCGTGGCCTCGACGGAAGCCGGGACGCTGATCGCTGGCACCCTGACGGCGCTGTACAAGTATAGCGGCGGCGCATGGGGCGCGCTCGAAACCGGACTGGCCACCAGTTCGCGCTGGCAGTTCACGCAGTTCGGCGATTATGTGATCTGCGTCAACGGCGGCCCAACGCAGCAGGTAGACTTGCTTGCGGGCACTGCCGCGCCTCTTGTCGGCGCTCCCTCCGGCACGTCGGTAGCGACCGTCCGCGATTTCGTCGTCTATGGCGGTGCAGCCGGGAATGCGGCGATGGTCCAATGGTCTGCTTTCAATGACCAGAATGGCAATACGCCCGGCGTGGATCAGGCTGGTTTCCAGCCCATGCTGACCGGTGGTGATGTCCAGGGCATCATCGGCGGCGAATATGGCTTGATCATCCAGCGCAACCGCGTCGTTCGCATGACCTACACCGCGGACACGACGGATGATGTGCCCTTGGTGTGGCAGTTCGACGAGATCGCGCCGAATGTGGGTGCAGTCTCGAAGGGCTCGATCACCAATTCCGGCCGGCGTACCTATTTCCTGTCCGATCGCGGCTTCATGTTCTGCGACGGCAACGACGTGACACCGATCGGCAACGAGCGGGTCGATGCGACTTTCTTCAAGACCTACAGCCGTCAGCAGCTGGATCAGATCTATGCCGCGATCGATCCGAAGCGGACAACCGTCGCGTGGCTGGTGCCTGGAGCGACGGGTCGGATATGGGTCTACAACTGGCAGCTGGACCAATGGTCGATCATCTCGATCCCCGCGAAGGGTATCCTGTCGGGCTTCACGACGGCGATATCGCTGGAGCAACTGGACACGCTGTATCCCTCCGGGCTCGATAGCATCCCCTACTCTCTCGACGACGCGCGGTTCGCTGGCGGTGATCCCCTATTCCTTGTCGTGAGCATGGAAAACAGCATCGGGACGCTCAGCGGGGCCAACATGGCGGCTCGCTTCGTGACGCCGTATCAGGAGTTGATCGCCGGCCGGCGCACGCGGCTGAGGTTCGTGCGACCGATCAGCGACGTAAACCGCAATCTCACGCTCACGCTGGAATGCCGCCAGATGCTTGGAGGAAGCCCCTCCACGTCAAGCTATTCCAGTTTGAATGGGTCAGGCGATTTCCCGGTTCGGGCGGAGGGTCGATATGTGCGGACCACGTTCGACTATGCCGCTGGCGCGACCTGGACCTATGTACAGGGTGTCGAGCATACCGGAGTTCCGGGAGGTTCCCGCTAATGGCGCTGCGCGTTCCTGTGACCGCGACAGGCATGCCGGACTGGATCCGCAAGTGCGCCAATGCGGTCAATGATCTGATCAGTCGCCTCGGGACGGCGGAAAGCAAGATCACCGATCTCGATTTGCGAGAGACGGATGCGGAGACACGGCTTACCGCCCTTGAGGGCCGCGCTGATGCGGTCGATGGTGAAATCACGGCGCTTCAGGACCGCGCAACCGCGCTGGAGGCCTTTCAGGCATCCTTTGCCACACTGACCAACTACGCCGACGATGCTGCAGCGGCGACTGGGGGCGTGGCCGTGGGCGGATTGTATCGCAATGGCAGCATCGTGCAGGTCCGCGTCACCTAGTTGGCAGGCCTCATTCTTGCTGATATAGTGCCGTTCGAGCCCAGCGCGCATTTGCCGCAGCCATTTCCACTAATCGAGGAATGGCATGCCCGCGCTGGACGCTTCCGATCTCGACATTGGCCTCATCCCGCATCCCTTGGCTTGGGATCGCTGGCCTGAGGCGCGTGCGTTGCTCTCGCCTGCGCTCGATCTCTCGGACGAGACGTGGGATGCCGTCGAAGCCCAGCTTTTCGAAGGAAAGGCTGATCTCGGCGCAGTCCTGAAGGGAGGTGATCTCTACGCGGCGATGGTTCTCAGGACCATCGAGGGGAAGGAAGGCCCCGTGACCGAGGTCTTCCTGATCGCAGGGCGCGATTATCAGCTTTGGGTGCCGCGCTTGTCGTCGATGCTGGCGGAATGGTCGCTAAAATCGGGCTGCGTGGGCCTCCGGGCATGGGGTCGGCCTGGCTGGAAGCGAATTCTTGAGCGCGAGGGCTGGACCACACCCGTGATCGGCTTCGAAATGGACCTGAGGGCGGCCTGATGTCGAAAAAGGGAGCAACCTCGACCACGAACGTCTCAAAGCAGGCGTTGCCATACCTTCAGGCGGGCTCGAACGCGGCCACAGGGGCTTATAACTCCAACGCCGGCAATGTCTCGAACATCACCGGCATCCTGAACCAGAACATCCCGACCGTTCTGGGCCAGACGCTCAACAATCCGACCTTGGCGGCGGCGAACAGCTACGATCAGGACGTTTTGGGGGGCAAGTACCTGACTGGAAACCCCTATCTCCAGCAACAGATCGACGCGACCAACCAGGATGTCACGAATGGCGTGAACACTGGCATCGGCACCCGCGGACTGACGGGCGGTTCCGCACAGGCTCAGCTTCTGGCGCGCGAGTTGGCGAAGAACGAGACCAATCTCCGCTACACTGATTACACCAACGAGCGGAACAACATGAACACCGCCGCAGGGAATGCGGCAACGGTCGCAGGGGCGCAGAATCAAGGCATCGGGTCTCTGTTGTCCTATCTCACCGGCACTGCCGAACTTCCCGGCACTGTGGCGAACCAATATGCTGACACCCTTGGGGGTCTGTGGGGCAACAAGACCAGCACGACGCAGACGCCGAGCACTGCGAGTTCCATCCAAAGCGGGCTTGGAACAGCCTTGTCACTCGCGTCGCTATTCTCGGATCGTCGCCTCAAGACCGATATCGTGAAGATCGGTGAAGCAGAGGATGGACTGGGCCTCTACCAATATCGCTACAAGGCTGGCGGTCCTGTCCGCACGGGTGTCATGGCCGATGAGGTCGCGCAGATCCGGCCATGGGCGCTTGGCCCCGAGGTCATGGGCGTCGCCACTGTTAATTACGGGAGGCTTTGATGTCGGCATTCGGCCTCCAGCCCAATGGGATGATCAAGCTCACTGACGGCACGATGTGGAACCCGAACAATGGGCTTCCGCCTGATCCGGCCGGCTTCAACCAGACGCCGATGGGCAATCCGCTGCAGCCTCAGACGCTCCCGAGAATGCAGGCGCCGGCCGGTATGGCCTTCGGCGGTAGCGCTCCTCCGATCGCTTCAGCGGCTCCTGCGCAGCCTCAGGGGCTTGCTGCCGCGCCTGCCGCGCAATTCGGCCTGTCCCCCAATCTGTCCCAAGCGATCAATGCGCCGATGCCCAACGTGCCGATGCCCAAGCCTGGCTTCAATGATCCGGGTGGCCTCGCGGGGAAGTTGGGACAGGCTGGCGCCATCCTCATGGCCTCTGGCGGAAATCCGGCCGGCGCCCCGTTGCTGCAGCAATATGCACAGGAGCGTCAATTCGGCCGTCAGACCCAGATTGATGCCTACAAGAACGCGCTCGAATATCAGCGCCAGCTGGCATTGCTGCAGGCCAAGCCGCAGGAAACGGGGTCGATCGAGAAGAACTACAACTTCATCAAGGGTATCGATCCCAATCTAGCGAGCAGCTACGTGCGGGCGGAGGCCAATCCCACGCAGCTGGTGACTGACCCCGCAACCGGGATGGCTCGGTTCGTGCCGAAGGGCGGCATGGCTTCGTCTGGTCCTCCGCCCGCTGCGGTATCCTATCTGAGGGCCAATCCAAGCCTTCGTGCGCAGTTCGATCAGAAATATGGGCCGGGCGCATCCGCGCAGGTTCTGGGGCAGTAAATGGCGCAGGCTAATCCCTTCGATCAGTTCGATAATGGCGCCGTCTCCGGCCCCGCGCCTGATTTCCAGTATAAGGGTCCGCAGGCGGCTGCTGATGTTCAGCACACCAATGCCGAGACATTGAGTGCGAGCGCCAATGCCGTCCGCTCGGCTACGCAGAACCGACTTGATGTCCAAAAGGCTCCTGGCGAGCTTACCGCTCAGGAGTTGGCCAACCAGAAGGCTGCACTGGAGATCAGGAAGGCACAATCTGAGCAGGCTCAGGCGCCCGACCCCATGTCAGCGAAGATTGCGCGCGATCTTCAGACTGACAACGTGCTGGGCAACATCCAGACGGCACGCGATCAGGTCAATCAAGGCTATGATACCGGCAATGTCTTCGGAAGTTCGGCTTTCCAGTATGTGCCGCTTCTTGGCCAAAATTCGTCCAATCTTGCTGCCACACTAAGTGGTGTGAAGGGCAGCATCATCAACGACACGATCAGCGCCCTGAAAGCATCATCGGCGAATGGCGCTTCGGGCTACGGAAGCCTCACCGAGACGGAGGCTGATAGGCTCGCCGCGTCCGTTGCCGCGCTTCAGCAGACCCAAGACCGTGACTCGCTGCTCCGCAATCTTGCGCAGGTCGATTTGCATTATCGGAATGCGAAAGCGCTCCTGAATAATGAGGATCCTCGCGACCCGAACGTTGCGAAGAAATATGGCATCATGGTCGATCTTCCCGGCACACAAGGGCAGCAGAACCCTTCAGTGCCGCCGGTTTCGCCTGTCCTTCCGGGTTCGCCGCCGCCCTTGCCTCCTGCTGGCGGAGCAGGCGGCGGCCCTGGGGGCAATGGCGGCACTCCGCCTTCTCCGGGTTCCCCAACGCCTGGCACACCGTTGCAGCTGTCCAATAGCGGATATCAGATCGAAGCTGACCCTGCGCTTCAGGGCGTGAATGCTCACATCCGTGGCATGATCCAGGCCGGTGCGCACACGGGCGATATCGTCGCTTACATGAACACCATCCGGCCTGGGCTCGGCGATGCGCGCGCATCTGACCTCGCGGCTGCAACGGCATTTCGAGCGCAGCATCCTAATGTGCCGATCGACCAGTACACCATCTCGGTTGAGAACCGGCAGGTGCCGCTGTCGCCGTTACGTAGCACGATCAACGCTGCGGCTCAGTCCCCTGTGGGCACGGGCATCATTACCGGCGCGAATGCTGTAACCGCCGGAGCTATCCCGAAATTTCAGAGCAACCCCGCCCTCGCTCAAGCTGGTATCACCGCACTTGGGCAGGCCAATCCGAAATCCGCTTTCGCGGGCACGCTCGCGGGCGGCGCTCTGGCTGGCGCAGGTCTTGAGGGTCTAGGCGCTGCGGCTGGTCTGGGTCGCGCGGCGCCGATCGCTGCTGATGCGATCTATGGCGGCACGAATGGCTACCTCTCTGGCGATGGCTCGCTTAACGATACCCTCAAGGGTGCGGCGATCGGTACAGCCGGCGGCATGTTCGGCAGGCGCCTTGTCGCGGGCGCCGGTAACGCGTTGACCGGTGTCCGCAATGATGCGGTCCAGTATCTCCGGGCGCAGGGCGTACCGATGACGGCCGGGCAGATGGTCAGCCAAAGCGGGCGACTTGGTGCGCGACTTGCCAGACGTGAGGATCGCCTTGCTGGTTTCAGCGGCATTGGCGATGCGATCAACGATCAGCGCATTGGAAGCCTTCAGGGGTTCAACCGCGCGATGAGCGATCAGGCGCTGGCCCCAGCTGCCAATATAAGCCAGTACGCGGGGCCAACATCCACCAACGGTGTGATCGGCGAAGAGGGTGTGAACATTCTCCGTAATGCCCGTGGACAGGCTTACAACGCTGCACTGGATGGCGTGAATGTGACCGCCGACCAACCGTTTGTCGGCGACATGCGGCAGGCCATTGCAGCGGGCCAAGCGCTTCCTGAGCCCATGCGTGGGAATGCCGCCTACACGCTGCCAACGCGGGTTGGAAATTCGTTCGACCCCCAAGGCAATCTCACGGGGCATGATTACCAGCAGGCCCTTCGAGGTTTGAGGCGCGACGCCTCTTCCCTCGAATCGCAGCCCTATGGATGGGACTTTGGGAACGTCACTCGACAGGCTGAAGGCGCGTTATCTGGGCTGCTGGATCGCCAAGCGCCGGGCGTGGTCGGAGACCTCAACGCTGCCAATGCCCTCAATCGCAACGTCGAGGTTGTGAAAGATGCTGTGAACAGGGCGCGCAACGGATCTCGCTCGGGTGAGACCGGCCTAGTCATGCCGTCCCAGCTATCGGACGCAGCTGCAGCCAATGCTAGGCGGTTCGGTGGCACGCAGGGAACGACCGACCAGCCATTTTTCGAACTTTCTCGGGCTGGACAGCAGGTTCTACCCTCCCGCATTCCCGATAGCGGAACGGCGGGGCGCTTGGAGCAGGAAGGTGGTCTTCGCGCGGCGGCACGGGCACTTGTCCGTAATACCGTTAATGCTCCGCTCTATAGCGACCTGACGCAGCCGGCGATCGCGCGCTTGTTGCTTGATCGGCCTGACGCTGCAGTGAATCTGGGCAACACGGTGGGCCGCTATCAGCGCTTGGGCGGAATGTTCGGGCGTCCCTTGGCGCTCATGTACACGGCGCCGGGGTATTAAAATGGCAGCGCTGAGAGCGGTAGGATGCCCATCATAACAAGCGTGGTATCGAGCATCGCAATCACGAACAACGCCACCGCCCCAAATACCGCTATCTCGGCCGCCAGAAACCGCCGATCGGTCCAGAACCCGGCATTGCGCTCCAGGGCGGTCATGCTGCGTCGCCGGACCTTGGCCGCGCGGTATTGTCGCACGGCTTCTCCGCCAGCACCAAAGCCGACGCAGGCGACGAATATCTGGGTCCAGTTGGTCACTGAGGCGTAAGATATTTAACAACGATGAGCTTTGTAATCGCTCTATCGACCGGGGCGGCCCACACATTGGCAAATGCCTGATTTGCCTCTGTCCGAAGTTGCCCACCACCAACGTACCCAATACGCTGACGATCAGAGCTTAGAATGATTGCCGCATCCCCGCCTGCATCGCGAACTGCTTTTGCGACGTTTGATGCGTTCACGGCTGACTTTGAAAGAAGTCCGGTGCCCCGTTTGTCTGTGATGACGCCAATAACTTGATAGCGGCGAGGTGGATCACCCATCGTCCAGAAATCGATTCCGTCCGTAGTCGTTCGGGTGCCACCTCTCCCCTCTACGACAGAGTCTCGCCCCTCGTAGGATTCAAAATGCGTTCTCGCGGCTGCTGAGGACGCCAATCCAAACGCTGCGAGTGCAATGATCCCCCATCTCATGTTCCCTCCTGTACGCCAGCGACCGCCCCTTTTCAACCGCGCGGCAATAGTCTAAAACCCTCCTGAGCCCAGCACGCTCCATGCGCGCAGCCGTTTCCACTCATCAGGAACGCTGCGCATGGGTTTCAGCCAATGGTCCACTGATCCGGACGCCAATCAGTTCGTAGAGACGACGTTCATCGGCGAGGGATGCCCTGCCGGGAACGTCAACAATGGCATGCGGACGATCATGTCCGACCTGCGCTCTGCGATCAATCCGGCGCTGGATGCAGGCCTTGCTAATGGCTCTCTCGGCGGCGTCACGGGAACGCTGGCCTCGATCGCGCAGCTTGGAACCGTCGCTGACAGGCTGCTCTACAGCACCGCGCCGCAGACGTTCCAGGAAGCAGTCCTGACGGCCTTTGCCCGTACCCTGCTCGACGATGCTGATGCCGCCACGGCGCGCACTACGATCGGCGCGATCGGCGTCGATTCCATGAGCCTCGCGGTGCCCGGCTACATCAAGTTCAAGCTCCCGACCGGCCAGGTGTTCGGCATTCAGTGGGGTACGGTCTCGGCTTCCGGCAACGGCACGACGCCCGTCACATATCCCTCTACTTTCTCGAATTTCTCGGTGGCTCAAGTCAGCGGCGCGGCGCTCAGCACCAGCGCGCAAGACAATAACCCGGGGGTTTCCGGCACCAGCCCGACAGGCTTCGAGATATTCAATGCAGTGGACGGCGCCGTCTCCTGCTGGTGGATCGCGGTGGGGGTCTGACCATGCGCAAGAGCTTTGGCAGCATCGCCGCGACAGCAACTGGTAGGCCGATCCAGGGAGCGCAGGTTAGCCTTTATCAGGCCGATCATGTCACCCCGGTGATCATCTATTCCGACAACGCCAACCCTCCGACCCAGATCACGGAAGGCCTCTTCACGGATGCCAAGGGCTATTGGGAATTCTACGCCAACAGCGGCACCTACAGCCTGAAGCAGGACAATCCGGGCGAAGACACGAAATGGATCGACGGCTACGAGATCTATGACGACGCGCAGCAGGAAGACGGCATTGCGCGCTCAATCAAGGTCCCAGCCGGCGAAACCGTTGCCACCCTCCCGGCGGCGGCCGATCGGGCAAACAAGTATGCGGCCTTTGACAACGCTGGCGCTCTGATCGTCTCCGATGCCGTTGGCTTTTCCCAAGCAGCCGGTGACGCCCTGACCAACCGCGTTGCGATCACTGAGAACGAGATTGGCGCGCTGCAAAGTTCGAACGGCGTTGCCTATCTCCCCTATGATACGTGGGCGGATTACGTCGCTGCGACTTCAGCTTATAATTCTGGTGCGACCTACTCGAAGGGCCTGACGCTCGTCGATCAGGGCGTGATGTGGATATACATCAATGCTGTGGCCGGGGCGGGCCACGCTCCGCCCGCGCTGCCTGCTGTTTCTGACGCTTATTGGAGGCAGTTTCGCAATCCTCTTGAGGGTCAGGTTTTCCAGATTCCCGTTACTGACACTGGCACCCATACCGACCCAACGAACGGGGCAACGGTGCCAAACACTGGTATCCATGTGTGGGCCACGGGTGTCAGCGGGACCGGAGCGCATTACCTCTACCCGACCGATGCGGCTCTGGCGAAGCCCTTCGCCGATGCCGCAGCCGCGAGTGCGATCCTGGCCGGCCACTACGCTAATGACGACACGGACACTGATGTACCTGGCGGAAATCCAGGCGATAGAGGCGCCCACTTCTGGTCTGACACTGCAAAGACTTTTGCTCCGATACTTTACGAAACTACCGATACAGCTAGTGTTTGGTGGCTTCTAGATAGTGGTGGAAGGGTTCTCAGCGAGGTGCTGGATGCAGCATCACTCGATGTATCAACCATTCCGGTTGCTGGTTTCTATGAAACGACCGATCCCTATCTAGCCACCCTCTTGCTCGAAAGCGGAGGTCATGTGCTTGCCGAAATTGATACGGGTTCCAGCAGCGCTGACACCTTGCTTGCAAGCATGGCCGGTTCTCAGCCCAATGCTGCAATCCGCCTTAATAATGGCCTGACTCCTGGCGGTGATCCGGTTGGTCCAACTTCGAGAATTTGGAGACTGCGCGATACGCGACTGCGCCTAGGGCAGTGCGCACTTGGCGAAAGCACGCAATTTGTGATGGTTATGCTGGGGGATAGCTATATCCAGAAACAGCTTCTCCTCACCAATCGGCTCGCAAAGCGCCTTCAGACACAGTTCGGGATGGCCGGGCTGGGCTGGATTAGCTTTGCGTTCAATAGCACGTCCTCCGGTCCATGGAGCGGATCGCTACCAAGCCCGAATTGGACCGCCCGCGCCGATCTGGTGACCTATGTCGGCGCGTTCGGGACTTGGTCGTGCAATTATCACGTCACCCAGCTTTCGACCCCTGAGCTGTGCGTCGCAACGTCGAGCACGCCTGGGGATTATTTCCGCTGGAACTTCACCACCGGCCACACCTCTGCAATCCTACACTATGGCGCCAGTGATGGTTCTGGCGTTGTGCAAGTGTCGTGGGATGACGGCGCAACATGGTCAGCAAATATCGCGCTAAGCATAGCCGCAGGCTCGACCATCGCCCTTGCTGCGCCGCCCGCCACAGCTGGATTCGCCAGGCTGAAAGTCATTTCTGGGAGCGTGGCGATTTGTGGCGTGGATATGCAATCGACGGCCGATGGCGTTCGTCTTCATAAGGTAGCCTCAGGTGGCTCGACTGCTCAGCAATGGGCGAGTGTGACGCAGGCGACGTGGGCTTCCTACTTGGGGGCTTTCGCTCCGCATTTCGTCTCGATCACACTCGGCACCAATGATGAGACGATAGGCCGCACCTCGACGCAGTTCGCAGCGGATATCGCGACGATCGTGACAAACATCCGATCTGTTCTGCCTTATTGCGACATTGAAATCATAATGCCGCAGGAGAATAATCGCACGACCGTTACGCCCTTGATCCCGGCCTATGCTCAAGCGGTTCGTGAATATGTTATCAACTCCTCGCCAGAATGCGCCTATCTTGATCTGCAGTTTTATTTCGGATCTCCAGCCAATTTCGGTGCCGCTTATGCGGCTTCCAATAGCGCGCGCCCCTGGATGGACCCCGACTTGGTCCATGCAAGCTCTCTTGGCGGCGCCGTGCAGGAAGAGGGTGTTTATCGCTCCCTCGTAGACTTTTAGGAGAAAGAAGATGGCGGCAATTGGCGTAGCAACCCAGCAATTCAGCGCGATCACGGACGCGACGAAGCCTGTCGCATGGCGAGATCAGGCACTCAAAAATGTGCCTAACGCTGGTGTCCGGTTCCGTGCCGATACAGCCTTCCCATGGAGCTACCCTGGCGGCGCGCCATCATCGCGTCCTGCTGCTGGCCCTCCGGTCAACGGTCAAACCATCTATGACATGGCAGGTTTGGCGAATGGAGCCATGGCAACGACGGGCACGCAGTTGACCTATGCGGGCAACATGTTCGATGCGTCGGCATTGACATCCGGCAACCAAGCCATTGCCGCTCCAGCATCGGTCGCTGCCGATATTGCCACTGCCTTTGGTGGCGTGAAACAACAATTTCTCATCATCATGTGGGTGAAAATCCCACTGTTGGCCGATTGGAACACGAACGGCGCGGACATCTCGATCATCGGCGACAAAAGCTATTTTGCCAATCCTAGCCTTCTGACCATCGGAATGCGGACGGGCGGTTTGCTGGTCGCCTCTCGTCAAACCGCATCAGGTACCGCAACCAGCTACACACTTGCTCCGGCAGCGGCCGATTACGGCAAGGTCGTCCAGATCGCATTCTGGCGCAACGCCTCGGGTATAGGTCTCCGGCTGCGCTCGGTGAACGGGACCGTCCTGACAACTGCTGCGCTAGGTTCTGACAACACTCAGGATTTTTCGACGAACCAGCTTCTGTTCGGGCGAGGAGGCCCTTTCTATGGCGCCGCCTCTACCTCGCAGGGGCTGAACGGATATCGCTTTGGCATCCTGCATATTGAGAACCTGGCGCGCTCGGGCCGCGATCCGACAACGGTGTTGGATGCCGATTACGCGGCAGTTGTGAAGCGTAACATCCTTTCCTAACCCGCGTCGGACGGCCTTCCGGCATAGGAGAATGACAGATGGCTAGCACGCCTCCCGATCCGATCCCCGATCCAGACGGCATCGGCCTTCCGATCAAGCCCCCGCCGAAGCCCCCGCAGGGCTGATATGGACCCGCTGATGACCATCTGCGGAATTGCCGCGCTCATCACGATCATCATCGCCTGGTTTGGTCCCGACGATGCGTTCGTGTTGTCGCTGCTCATGTTCGTCGGATGGGTCGTCACGGCCTGTGCGTGGCAGACGGATCAGCTTGCCACCCTTCCTGTGCTGGACCTTCTGGTAGCCATTCTGGCGTTCATCCTGAGGGCATCACAGCCGGCGCGCTGGCGGACGGTATTCCTTGCCGCTGCCAGCGCGCAACTCCTTCTGGACGGCCTCTACGGGGCAGTAGGCGGCTATGTCCTTTATGCGCTGATCTACAATGCGATCGGCTTTCTCGAACTGGCTGTTCTAGCGTCAACGGGGGTAGCGAATGCCTGGTTTCATCTGCTGCGCGCTCTTCATCGCGTTCGTGATGCTCTTCGCTCCTCGCCGAGCGAGCGACGATTAAGGCGCCCGTGATGCAGGACAATCCCCTGTTCAAGGTGGTCTACCCCGCCATGGCCGCATTCGCCGGATCGGTGACGGCGCTCGCTTTCATGCGGTGGAAGGAGATGACGCGCGTCGAGATATGCCTTGCCGTCTTCGTCGGGTTTTCCTTCGCGATGTTCGTCACGCCATGGATCGCACACCTGATTTTTGGGGTGAGCGAGGCCGATGCCCGCACCACGACAGGGCTGACCTACGTCATGGCGACAGGGTCGAACACGATCCTCCCCACACTGGTCCGCAGGTTGAACCGGATCCTCGGAAGCGAAGGATAGACGGATGACCTTTGTAATCCTCAACTCTCTCCTGCGTGTGCTGCTCACGCTGTTCATCAGCTACAAGCTGATCAACTACGGCGACATGCTCAATTTCCCCGAGCGGCTTGGCATGGGGATGATGGGCGGCGCATCGTTCCTCACCATCGCCCTGATCAACGACACGCAGCACGACGGAACGCCATTCGATGGTTGGGCAACGACGGTGCTGACAATGGGCGCGCTCGTCTATTTCGGCGGCCGGCTCAGTCGGCACATTCGGCATCGGCGAAACAATCTCCGCGCTGCGGCGCAAGCAGCTGCACACATGCGTGATCGGGGGCGGCCATGATCGACTGGCCCAAGGTCCAATCGCGTCTCGGCGTGAAGCCCGATGGCGTGGCCGGCCGCGTCACCTATGGCGCGCTGCTGTCCTATATAGCCGGGCGCTCAGTGCCGTTGGCCAACGATCTCGGCTTCGCGCTTTCGCTGAATGCTCATCCCTATGGCGTCGATTTGTCTGACGATCGCCTTGGCGCATTCCTCGGGCAATGCTGCCACGAAAGCGGAGGCTTCACCTTCCTGCGCGAAATCTGGGGTCCGACCGACGCACAGAAATCCTACGATGGACGGATGGGCAATGGCCCCGGCGAGGGCTTCAAATATCGCGGGCGCGGCCTGATCCAGCTGACTGGCAAGGATAATTATCGCGATTTCGGCTCGCGGCTCGGTCTGGATCTGGTGGGCCATCCGGAGATCGCCGAACAGCCATCCGGGGCGGTCCTCACGGCGCTGGAGTTCTGGAAGCTGCGCGGCCTGAACGAACTCGCCGACAAGGAAGATTGGACCGGCATCACGCGCCGGATCAATGGCGGCGTGAATGGCCTGCAATCCCGGCTCATCTATATCAACAAGGCAAGGGGCGTACTGTCGTGACCGCCAACCACATGCTCATCGCCTACATCGCCACCCTTGTCGCGATCGTGCTGCTCGTCGCTATGGGCGTATGGGCGTCCACCACGGGCCATAGCATCGAGGCCGTGGGCGTCGGCGCGGCGGTCACCGGCCTAATCGGCGTGATCAAGTCGCCGTCGCAGGCCACCAGCACCGCAACGGTCCAGAAGGCTGACACCGTCAACCAGGGAGCGCAATAACATGGACGCACAGCAATTCGCTTATTGGCTTCAGGGTTTCGCGGAACTCTCTGGTGATGCCCCGCCGAGCAAGGCGCAGTGGAAATCGATCCGCGAGCATCTCGGTTTGGTGTTCAAGAAGGTGACGCCGCCTGTCGGTATCCCACCACAAAAAGATCTCGCCGAGATCATGCGAGAGATCGGTCAGAAGCCGGCAAACCCTTATCGCTATCCCGGCACCGGTGACCCGTTTCCGCTCTACCCAGTCGTCACATGCAGCATCGCGTCTGACCACGGCACTCCTAGCGTGAGTCTGTGCTGATGTTTGCTAGTCTCACATGGGAGGCCATCAAAGGCCCGCTGCTCAAGGCGCTGCCATGGCTGGCGCTCGCGGGCATTTTGATTGCTGCCTACCTCTGGATCGACGCACGGGGCTACGATCGCGCACAGGCGAAGTATCAGGCGCAGATCGCCTCGGACAACGCATCCATGCAGCGCGGCATTGACGCTATCAACCTGCTGCGCGGCGCGCTGAACGACCAGAACGCGAAGGTGCAGGCACTGGCGGTCGACGGCGAAGAGCGGGCGCGTGCAGCTGCTGCGGCGAAGGATGCGGCCCTGAATGCGAACGCCTCGCTGGTGAAGACACAGGCCACGCTCGCGGGCGTGGCGAAGCGGACCTATTCGAGCGCCGAGCCATGCACGACACCGACGGAAGTGATGGGAGCGAAGCTGTGAGCCGATTTCCTTCCCCCCTCAACACCGGGCGTTTTTCGCAGTTTTCTGCGGCTTTAGGACTGATTCTCTCAGCATGCAGCACCGCCCCATGCGTGCCGACGGTTCAGGTGCAGAAAGTCAATGTTCCGGTGCCAACCGCCTGCATCAACGCCAGCGATGTGCCCGCCGAACCAGGTACCGTGACGCTGACCGGCGACGCGCGGAACGATGATGCTCTGCTCGCGGCGAAGCTTGCAGCGGTGCGTGTCTGGGGGCGGTCGCTGGTGGCGATGATAGGCCCTTGCACGAAGCCGTGAAAACCCTCGCCCTCGTCCTACTCCTCCCGATCCTGCTGATCGCGGTGGTGCATTGGGCTTAGGAGGGCCCGCCCTGCGCGAGGGCGGCGTCGATCATGGCGCGATGCATATTGCGCACGACCTCATCGGGAATGTCGAAGCCGGCGGCCACAGCATAGCGGCGGCCCTGCTCGATCGACCATTCGGTGGGATCGCGCATGGCCTCGATCACGGCGCGGGCGACCTGGTTATACTCATCGCGAAGATGACGCATCCAATCGTAGGCACTAACCCGATCGGGGCCGTACAGACACGGATAGTCCCTGCTGCACAGATCCCTCGCCACACGCTCAATCATCTCGCTCACGACTGCCTCCCCTCATAAATCCGTGGATCGCTGAACGGCCGAGAGTTCGCCAGCACATCAGCACGGGCATTCGTCAGAGCGACGATCAGCGCCTGCACCTCATCCGGCGTCATGGCGTACGTCCCGCTTGCCGGCGTGGCAACGTCGATACAGCCGCAGAGCGTGCCGGCGATTTGCCAGCCGTGAGCCTCAAATAGCTTGGCCTCGTAGAGCGCGGGGCGGATGGGGATGACGGTCACGGCTGCGCCTCGCGGGTAAAGGCCGCAAATTCCTCATCGACGGGATAGCCATCCTCGTACTCGTACTCGATCTCGGGCCAGCCCCTCTCCCCCAAGGCTTCGCGGATGTCGGTCATAGCGTGTCGATATCCTTCTGCGTGAGTTCGGTGCGCTGATCGACGTAGGCAGGCCGGTGGACACGGCAGCGATCACCAGGCGTCAGGATGGTGGGCTGGCGTAGCGGCTGTTCTTGCTGGCAACGCGGGCATGGAACCCCGAAGCGGTCACGCACCAGCTTGCGATAGGACTTGAGCGCGCGGAAGTCGTCGATGGCGTCGGTCATCAGTACGGCCTCTCTTCAATCGACGGCTCGCGCCAGTTGACTGGTTTGGGAAGCAGCGCGGCCATGAACTGCCGCGCCTCATCCTCCGTCCAATCCATCTCGGGAACGGTTGGCACGCTATTCCAAGCGCGCTGCACTCTGGCTAGAACGTCGTCAGTCATCTGGCACCTCCATGCCGGGTTGACAGAGGCTCGATCGCTGGCCGGCGGTCGGGCCTCAACTGTGTGCCGTAAACTTGCGGTAAAACCTGCCGATGTTGACGATTCGGACCCGCTCCGTTCACTGGTTTCGGGCTTGCATCGACGTGCGAAAGCGTTGAAAAGCCTCGACGTATAAGGCTTCCCAAGCTTACGACGAGGGTTCGATTCCCTTCATCCGCTCCATATCCCGCGCGCTGAGGGCGGTGGGTTTCGTTCAAGACCACCATGCCGGCCCGCGCTAGACGGCGCGGCATGCCCCG